AAAACTTGTGATTGCGTTGTTCTGTTAGAGATATATGTGTCTGTGTATTATAAGTTAGTTATTGCTGTTGTTGTTTTGTGTCTGTCTATTAACTATTCATACATTTCTATTTCAATTTTTAAATTTTATCTATGTTTTTCTATAAAAATCTATTAAGATGCATTAAAAAATTTGCGGCGCTTTTTATATAGATTTTATTTATTTTTTACTTTTTCTGTGTTTTTACTTTTATGTATTTTTTAGTAATAAATAACCCAAGTTTTACTTTTAGTTTTCACCCTGTTTATTACATTTTCGTTTAACCTGCGTTTTATCTCTTCGTAAGTTATGGTATTTTCTGTTTCTTTTATTTTTTTTATGTACCAAATGTCCTTGCTTGTTTTAATAATGATATTTGCTCGTTCGGCATAAGCTAGTTCACGCATCTCTTGAATTGTTTTATTATAATGGGGACCGTCTTGCTCGAAGACCCCCCCAATCTCTAGACTTGTATTGTAAGGGAGTTGGGTCATAGAGCGGGTAGTCATAGGCATTTTATAGTGTATTGTATATGTTTTTGTGTCTGTCTATTAACTATTAGTCCAAAACTATTTCAATTTTTAAATTTTATCTATGTTTTTCTATAAAAATCTATTAAGATGAATTAAAAAATTTTTATAGATTTTATTTATTTTTTATTTTTTCTGTGTTTTTATTTTTTCTGTATTTTATAGTGGGTAAAAGACACTGCGACTTATATTCCAATTGTTCAAATACTTCGCTGGACTGTGCTTCGCACGCCACCTTTGCTTTTTGTGGTATTCCGCTAAAGAAGTAAAGTTGTCAATTTCTCCGCACTTCAAGTAATAGTGAATCTTGTAATTTGGTACAAGTTTTGCTATATTCTTGATTAGTTTTTCTTTCTTCGCTCCCGCCGGAATTCCCAGCCTCATCGCTATCTTTTGTAATTCGCGGTAGTTTGTTGTCTTCTCGAGGAGCAAGTCCCGCAGTATCTCCTCTGTATCTCTCGTTTCCTCGGTCTCGTTTTGTAAAAGGACGGATAAATCGTAGAGAGGCGCGCATTCGTGTTTTTCGGGATTCCAGTCGGTGTATTCTTCAATCGTGTTCCAGAGGTCTTGGGGCAATCCCGGCCACCCACCCAGCCGCTCGTATTCGGTTGTCATGTTGTTGCTGTGTTTGTTTCTGTCTATTAACTATTAGTCTAAAACTATTTCAATTTTTTAATTTTACCTATGTTTTTTATAAAAATCTATTAAGATTCATTAAAAAAATTTTTATAGATTTTATTTATTTTTAAACTTTTTCTGTGTTTTTACTTTTATATATTTTTATTTTTGTCTGTGTTTTTATTTTTTTATAGTTCATATGGTTGCCAAAACATTGGGAGTCCATATTGTTTCCAACCGTTGTTTGGTAATGTAGTGTTAACCCAAGGAGTAACCCAACTCATCGGAGGGACATTTTCTATGCCTATTTCTGTCCGAGCTATTTCGTGGATAGAAAGGATTGAACCGGGTATATCAGTTTCATCAAGCATATTATCAAAACGGTCCTTGTTATCTTTCCAATGTTTCCAGAATAATTTAGTGCAACCCCCGTGTTTATTCTTATCCCACGCTTTTTCAATCTTTTTGTCGAGGACAATAGGATTTAAGATAAGAGGCATTCTTGTGTATTATAAGTTAGTTATTGCTGTATATGTTTTTGTGTCTGTCTATCAACTATTAGTCCAAAACTATTTCAATTTTTTAATTTTACCTATGTTTTTAATTAATTTAGTATATTTATTTATTGCGTTATATATATAGATTATGAAAGATTATGTTATAGCAGTTCCATCATATAACAGAACCGAAGAAATAACACAGAAAACACTTAAAACACTTAAGTCGGGTAAAGTTGATCCAAAGAAGGTTCATGTGTTTGTAGCAAATAAAGATGAAGAGAAAAAGTATAAGGAAGCAATGAACCCTTCAGAATATGGTAAAATAGTTGTAGGGGTTAAAGGAATACAAAATCAAAGAAAATATATAAGTAAGTATTTTCCAGTAGGTCAGTATATTGTTTCGTTAGATGATGACGTAGAAGGATTATTTAAACTTAATAAAAAAGGGGGTGTAGATAAAATGAATAATTTAGACAAATTCTTTAAAGAAGCGTATAGTCTTATGAAAAAGAAGGGAATTAATTTATGGGGCGTATATCCCGTTCAGAACCCTTTTTTTATGAGCAATAAAACCACATTTGATTTAAGATTTATCATAGGTGTTATTCACGGTTATATAAACCATCATGATAATTCTCTTTATCCAAAAGCGGTTGTCAAGGAAGATTATGAAACAAGTATACTATTTTATAAAAGAGATGGTGGAATAATTAGATATAATAACATAACATTTAAAACAAAATTTAACGCACCTGGTGGACTTGGTACCGATAAAGATGGAAAACGTTTTAAAATGAATAAAGAAGCAGCTGAATATTTAGAGAAAAAATATCCAAAATATGTGAGAAGACAAGATAGAAAAAATGGTATGCCTGAAATACGTTTGATAGCAAATCCAGACAAAGATGCTGATGTTTCTGATAATAAAAAGAATAAGACAAATAACAATAAGACACAAAAGAAAAGCAAAAAGAATAAGAGTACAAAGAATAAGAGCACAAAGAAAAAGACTAGGAGTAATATAGCAAGATTATTAGGTCTATAAAAATTGAAATAGATTAATTAATTTATTTAATATTAAAAATAAATTAATGAATATTGAACAATATGGATTTGACGGATGATAAAGGTATTATCAAATTCAATAATAAACAAAAGATGTTGGTGTGGTTAACAATGTTAATAGATAGAATATTGAGGTTATTGAGAAACATGAAAATAACAATATCAAAAAAACAGATTGTTAATAAGAAGTGGATTAAAATGAAACGTGATAATGCGAAATATAATAAAGATTATTATGATTATTTAGAAAAAAATATACATAAATATGGATTTAATAATGAAAAAGAGTTTGAAGAAGCAATGATGAAAGCAAGAGATGATTGTTTGGAGTCTGGTGGTAAACTAGCGTATTCGTCTAAGAGTTGGAATCATCGTTCAATGTTAAATCGTTATCAGAAAAAATGGTATAATGAAAGGAATGATGGAGGAATAGATCCAATCGTAGATTTAGTATAGAATATTGAAAACCAATATGAAAATAAAAAAATATAAGATAAATATATAAATGCCACGTAGAGTAGCGAGAATACCAAAGATGCAATGTTCTAGTAATACTGTAACAGTAGCAATAGCCGTAGTAATAGGCGTTCTTTTAATTAATTTTTTACCTACCATACTAAGGTCATTATCAGGTTTATTTAAGAGGGAAGGGTTTGAATCAAAACCTGCTAGTTTAGAAAAGGATTTAGAAGGAGGTGATAAGTTGGTGTTATTTTATGCTGATTGGTGTGGACACTGTAAGAGTATGAAACCAGATTGGGATGATGCCGCAAATGAAGTAAACAAAGATGGCGAAACAAAGATGGTTAAAATCAACGTAGGTGGAAAAGATAATGGAGAAGATGCTATAATGAAGAAGTATGGAATAGATGGATTTCCAACTATATTTAAATTCAGCAATGGAAATAAAACAGGTACATATGAAGGTGAAAGAAATAAAGACGCATTTATTAAAGAGGTAGCAGGAAATTAAATAACTAAATAATTAACTAATTAATTTTCCGAATCTTTATTTTTTATGTTTACCCAATTAAGAGGTTTTTTATCTAAATAACTAATAATTCCGTTTTCTATTTTCCATTGAGTATAATTTTTATCTATATACCAATAAGTATCACAACCGTCATTTCCAGATAAAATACATTCTTCATAATCTTCAATAACATCGTCTGTTAAATATTTTTTAAGATTTTCTATGTTAGGTTTAACAGCATTGTATCCATTAACTACTTGTACAATACACATTTCTTCGTCTTCAATGCAAGCATTTTGATATAACATACTATCATTATGTTTTCTGTAATAATCATTATTATTCCTATAATTTTTCAAGAATGGTAATATGAAAAATATTATACTTTTCATTATATAATAATAAATCTATATTTTTATATAATAAATATTCTTTATAATCTATTTACCTTATAATTTAGTTTCTTTACTATCCATTATTTCTCTTAATATTTTTTTAGATGGTTTAGGGAGCGAAATCATTTTACCTAATGGAACACCGCCTACAAGATGAAAATGTAAATAGTCAATTTCTTGTCCACCATCTTTACCACAATTAGTAATTAATCTATATCCGGTTTCGTCTATACCTAAGTCTTTTGCTATTTTTTTGGCAATCAATAACATAATTGATAAATAATCACAATCCTCCTCTGTAATATCATTCATAGAGTTTATTTTCTTATTGGGTATGATTAAAACATGAATAGGTGCATCAGGTTGAATATCGTTAAAAGCAGTGACGTATTTGTCTTTATATACTAATTCACAAGGTGCTTCTTCATCACGTATTTTTTCAAATATGTTTTTTTCGACATTTTCTATGGTTTCCATAATTATTTGTGTTAATTATTATATTACTTATTTAAGTTAATTATTTAAGTTAATTATTTAAGTTAATAATCAAAATTAATATTTCCCATAATCCATAAATGCATCATTGTACTTTTTATATTTGTTATTAAACTATTAAAATGAATGTACTTATAACCTTGTTCTTTACAAAAAGATTTTATTATTAGAGACAGTTTTGGATAATGTGCGTGATGTATTTTGGGGAATAAATGATGTTCTATCTGATAATTTAATCCGCCATTAAATTCGCATAATATTTTTCCACCAACATTACTACTGCTTTCTATTTGATGTTGTAAAAAGGTAATATTTTCATAATCATCGCTATTAGTTCTAACACCTATATAATTATGACTTAATATAAAGAAAAATGCGAGATATCCACCTGTAAACATTATAGGTATTTGGGTCTCTAAACATCTAAATAGGGTAGGATTTTGTTTAATTGGATTAACTATATGAATATATATGTATATTGCCTTTGTTAATATGGAAAATAGGTATAATTTACGGAGACATTTAAATGTTTCATTTATAATAATATCGTAAGCAAAAAAGGGTAGGCCTAATATACCATAGATCCATTGATATTTAATTATAGGATTATTGGGTGATTTTCGATTAAGTTTTAAAATACCTCTGCCATCATTATCTACGTCCTTAATGTGATTATTTGTATGAACGTGGTGTCTTACCATATGTTTATATATCCATATTTCTCTACTACCTCCTATTAGATTTTGTGTATATCCTAATAATACATTTATCCAGGTATATTTAGATACGCTTCCGTGATTTGCATCGTGTTGTATATTTAATCCAATTAAAGCATGCAACCATGCTAATATAATTGCATCGCGTAAATTCCAATTATGATATATATTATATGTTAAATAGAATGTAAAAAATAATATGATTGTGATTTTAATATAATATTTAATGGGTGCTTTTCTGTATTGAGGTGGTAATTCTTTGTTGACTTTATCTATTAAAAGAGTATAATCAGCATAATATATTTGTTTTCCCTCATAAAATGTTTTTTTACATAGATGTGCATATTTATTATGATTGAATTTCCTAGAATGGTTTGATATATATGCCAATGTTATGTCGGCATCTTGGTTATCTTTTGTAAATAATCTAATTATATCATTACCCCCAGGATGATTAAATTTTGTAAAATCATAAGATATACCATCTATGAATACCATATATTATACTATATAATATATATTAGCAATATAATAACATTAAACAAAATAATTAAATCAAAAATAATTAACCAACAGATATTTATTATAAATAATTTTCTATGATATATATCAAAGAATGGATAAAATACGTGTAGGTATTGTTGGTGTTGGTAATTGTGCTTGTTCTTTATATCAAGGGTTTACATATTATAAAGACAACAAAGTAGATAATGGATTGATGCGAGGCAAAATAGGTAATTATGATACAAATTCTATTGAAGTTGTATTAGCAATAGATGTTGATTCAAGAAAGGTAGATAAATCTTTTAAGGATGCGATGTTTTCTGAACCAAATTGTACACCATTATTTGTAGATAAAAATGATTTACCTGATGGACCATTAGTATTAATGGGAGAAATATTAGATGGTATAGCACCTCATATGTTAGAGGCAAACGAAGAAGAAGGTTTTAGAATATCTTATAAACGGCCTTGTAATGTAGTAGAGGAATTAAAGAATAATAAAGTAGATATTTTAATTAATTATTTACCTGTTGGATCTCAAAAAGCAACCGAATTCTACGCACAGTGTTGTATTGATGCTAATGTATCTTTTTTAAATTGTATTCCAATATTTATAGCGTCAAACCCGGTATGGGAACAAAAGTTTATAGATGCGGGTATACCTATAATAGGTGACGATATGAAATCACAGTTTGGGGCATCGATATTAAGTCAAATGCTACAGGAGTTAGCGTTTACAAGAGGTCATAAAGTGAAATGTCATATTCAAAGAAACATAGGTGGAAATGCGGATTTTTTAAATATGACAGATGTTAATAGATTAGCATCAAAAAAGACATCAAAAGAGAATGTAATTAAGTCGCAAAATATAATAAGAAATATACCTTTAGAAGACAGTTTTTTCCATGCTGGACCATCAGAGTATATAAGATATCATAAGGATAACAAAATAGCGAATTTCCATCTAGAGATGGAGGGGTTTATGGGCTCACCTGTTGTATTAGATGCTCAGTTATCTGTTATAGATAGTCCTAATAGTGGTGGTGTAGTTATGGATGCTATACGATATTTAAAGGTGGCGCGTAATATGGGTATATGTGGATCATTAAGAGGTCCTTCGGCGTTTACCCAAAAAACACCTCCACAACAACTAACCTTAAACGATACTATATATGAATGTAATATGATGTCAAAAGGAGAACTTACTGATATTACAAAACAACAAATAAGAACAGATAAGAAATCAGATTAAATATTAGATTAAATATCGTATATATATTAATTAATATTCCTGATTTTTAGTTAATATTAGGTATATTAAAAGATTAAACATAAATAAGGTATAAATAATTTTATTAATTGTTAAAAAGGCAATTTCCCAGGTATTTGAAATGATATTATTAAAAGTAATACCGGTATATGTATTGGTATCATAAACAGTAATGGTATTGTTTTCATATGTATTTAAAATAGGACATTCTATATAAGAATTATTAATATTAGGTATATTATAAACATCAAAAATTTCATATGTATCATACACGTCATATATTTTATTTTTAACTTTAAGAGATGGAGGCATAGCGTGAATCATGAATAACTTAAGCAACATACTTAATATATATGTTTAATTTTAAATATATATATTGAATATAAAAATTGAAATGTTAAATTACTTTCAACCTGTTCTAAATATAGGAGTATATAGTGAATAACAAATATGGCAACAACATATGTGAAAGATATAGAGGATATGTTTAAGGATTATGCAAGAAATATTATTAAATCAATTAGTATTAAACATAAAATTAATTATGATGAATTGTTGAGGGAAAATGATTTATGGACTGATAAAAAAATAGTGCTTCCGTTTTGTGGTGGTATACATGATACTAAATGTTTAGCAGTAAGAGTTAATCATGGTTTATATACCCAGTGTTGTAATAAGAAAGATGATGGTGATTTTTGTAAAACGTGTAATAAAAGTAAGAATGCAGAAGGTATTCCAAAATATGGGGTAATGAGTGCTAGAAAAGATATTACTAATGGTATGTGGATGGGTAAGAAAATAGAAAAGTATGGTGATGTTATGAAGAAGTTGAATATTTCAAGACAAGAGGCAGAGGAAGCAGCACGCGAATATGGATGGACTATACCGGAAGCAGAATTTGAGGAAAAAACAAGGAAGAAACGAGGACGTAAAAGTGCTATAGTAAACGATACAGATAGTGATAATGATGAGAAGAAGGAAGATAAACCTAAAAGAGGTAGAGGTAGACCAAAGAAAGAGAAACAGGAAGTAAAAAACAATATGGATGCGGTCTTAGATAATTTAATTAGTAATAGTGTTGTATATGTAGAAGAAAAAGAGCAGGAACAAGAAGATGAAGGTCAAATAGAAGTAATTAGATGGCCTAGTGAAGATGGTGAATATGGTACAAAACATCAATATCTGTTGGACGAGAACACAGGAAAGGTATATTCAACTACAGACAATAGAGAAATAGGAATTTATAAAGATGGAGGATTAACTATATTTTAACAGTTATAACTGTAAAGACAATATAATTTTTTTAAATGAACAAATGCCCAGCACGATGAGAAGTGTAAAAGAGTATAAAATAAATTTTTTATAAAAAAAGTAGGGTAAAAGATAGGTAAAAATAAAAAATTGAAATAGA